CGCGCCAGCTCGGCGGCTTCGCGGAGTAGGGCCTCGAACTCAGCCGGGCGCATGTCCGCGAACACACACTCGGCGTCCGGCGCGTTGTGATCACGCTCGGCATCGTCAGTCGGCTCGGCAGCAGCCATCAGCGCCTCCAACCTCTCGCTCAGCTTGTCAGTCATTCCCGTTCTCCTTCCCGCGCGCCTGGTCGATGGCGGCGTCTAGTTCTTCGCGACGCGGGTACTCGGGGCCGATTCCGTGGTCGTCGTATGGAAGGCAGACAAGTCCGTCTTCATCGCGCAGCCACCGATACCGCTCTGCATCCCTCGCCAGCCCTCGGATGAACTCGACAAGCTCCGGCTGCATCCTCTTGCCGTTGTCGCCGCACGCGAAGCGAATGTCAGCAACCAGCGCAACGCACGCATCCTCCCGCGCCGCTTCGAGGGCATCCCTCTCCGCCAGCAGCTCGCGGATGGTGTCGGGGTCGCAAGCGGCGATGAGGGCGGGCGTTGGCTTCGCTTGGCTCACCGGTTTCCGGGTCGATGATGTCTGCGGCAATCGCAACGTCATCAGCGACCGCTGGGTTGTAGACGTAGATCTCGTTCACGATCTCCCCATTGACGACGCCAATGCCAGCGGTGTTGATCGACCACGGCCCCGGCGTCGGCCCCATCTCCAGCGCCCGGCGGATGTTCTCGTAGGGGTCAGTCATTGCGGTGCTCCTGGGCTAGCACGTCGCGGGCTTCTTCTCGCAATTCATCGTCGAGCACGTAGCCTCCAAATTCTTCAGCAGCCTTATAGTCAGATGCCTCATTTTCTAGGATTCTGCCAAGCACCTCCCGCAGAGCGTCCACCTCCGCCAGCAGCGCCTCGATCTCGGCGGCCTGTGCGGCGGTGGCGTGGGCGAGGTTGGCGCGGGCGTAGTCGCGCACATGCTGCTGCACGCGCTCACTCTGGTGCGCGAAATGTTCCGGCAGCGGCAGCAGTTCAACGTCAGCCATGGGCCTTCCCCTTTCTCCCGCGACGACGGCCTTTCCGCGCCATGTCGTCCATGTTGTCCTGGTGCGTCCCGAGGAACAGGTGGTCTGGGTTCACGCAGGCTCGCGTGTCGCACTTGTGGCAGACGAACAGGTCCGCCGGAACGTCACCCTTGTGGTACGCGTAGAACAGCCGGTGAGCCCCAACAGGGTGTCTCCCGTTCATGGAGAGCCGGCCGTAACCGTGCTGCGACCAAGCTCCGAGCCATAGCCAGCAGCCGGACTCTGGGACCGGGATGTAGTTCTGCATGGCATGTGGCGTCGCCCTCTCAATGAGCGGAGCCCTTTCGTCCTTGCCGAAGCAATATCGGACATGGCTATCTGCGCCGGCACGGATGGGCCCCGGGGCCTGACCATCCAGCGCCTTGAACTCCCGACTGCATCGCTCGCACTGGTAGTGGTGTCGCCCGAGGATGCGCAACCCAGGAGTTTCCCGATCCGGAAGCAGGCGCACGGGGCGCGGGGACGCTCGCAACTTGCTTCGGTGGCGCTCGCAGTGCTTCCTGTGGCACGCGCGGCACTCGCGCCTGCCGCGGACAGTCACTCGCAGGTTGTCCCCTGACAGGGGGTGCCCATGGATGCAGTGGGTCCTCTCGGCGTTAGTCCGGGCAAACCCGGTCAGGTCAGCCATGGCGCCCTCCGATCCCCTGCTGCTGGGCGGCGAGGGCGGCGGTCAGGGCGGCGGTTACGCAACCGTAGAGCGATTCGCCTTCATCCTGGCGACGTAGGTATGCCGCAAGTGCCCGCTCCACCATCGCCTCATCCACGCCCGCGGGCTGCTGGGGCGCGGCGTAGAGGGGCACGTATTCACGGCCCCGCTCCCGGTCGAGCTGCGACATATAGGCGAGCGACGAAATGCACGTCGGATGCGGGGAGTTGAGCGTATCGGCGGCGACCCACACCGCAGGCTCCGCGCTCGCGGCGTCCCCGCTCGGCGCTGCGGGCTGCTGGAGGTCTTGATAGGCCCAGTGGGTAGGCTCCTCGACGCGGCCATTGGCGCTGCGCCAGATGTAGTACACCTGCGGAATCTCCCAGCTTTCGCTCTCTGGTTCCCACGAGGCATCCCAGTCGAGGTCGATCAGATCGCCCGTCTCGGTATTGAACTGGGCAAGGTAGAGCGGGCGCTTGTTGTCTTTGGGTGCGGTTTCGATGGGGTGCCACACGACAGCGTTAGGCGGCACGGGCGCGCTCGGGGGCGAGGAGGCGAGGGCGCGGAACCGGCCTCGTGCGTATCCATTTGCGTCGCATCCGTCGTCAAGCCTGGCGTCGTAGGTCGCCGGGTGCCATCCGGTGATCGTCGCCGGCCACCAGCGGCCAAAGTTGTCCTGCCATTCGACCCGCGTACCGTTCGTCAGGAACGCCTCATCCACGCCCGCGGGCTGCTGCGACAGGACTGCTTTCAGGCGTTGGTACGCTGCATTGGTTTCCTTGTCGTCACTGACGGAGTGCCAGATGGTCTCCAGATCAGCGAGCAGCCCCTCCGCCTCCCCGCTCGTCGCCGCGGGCTGCCGGGAGAGGGCTTCGGCGAGCGTGCGGACCCGACCGGATGCGTCCGCAAAGGCGATACTGGCGCTCGGGGTGTCCTCCTGTTCCGACGCCGACATCAACTCATCCGCCAGCGCGCACAGCCTGCCCTCCACCCCCACGGGCGCGGCGTAGAGGGGCATGGTATACATGGCCGCCTTCGCCTTCCCGCCAGCGCCGAAGCTGTCCATCCACGCTTCCTTGCGCTGCACATGCACAACGTCCAGCGTATTCGGGTCCATCCACGCCACCGCCTCCCCGCTCGGCGCTGCGGGCTGCTGGGCGAGGGCTGGCGGGTTTTCGATCAGCACATGCCGCACGGCCCCCAGCAGCGGGAACTCCTGCATGGCACGAGCCAGGCGTTCAGTGAACTCACCGGGGGATTCCACGAACGGCCAGCGCCGCGCTTCCGGCAACGTGTAAGCAGTGCTTACAGGTTCGGCCAACTGTTCGGAGTTTCCGAAGGGTTCGTTCAGGGGCGGGGTTTCCTCCTGGCCCTTGGCGCGGAGGGCGGATTCAAGGTGATCCGCTATTTTCTCCAGCGAATCTGCAAATGACGGACTCGGACCATGCTTGCGCACGAGGTTCGCCAACGATCGAATGCTGACGATGGACTCCCTCGCCTTCTGCTCAATTTCCATGATGGGCCTCCTTGTGGGTGAGGGCGGCGAGCTTCGCGTTCTGGCTCATGCCGCACTCCTTTCGATTGCCTCGCGCAGCCACTGCGGCGCGCGTGGGTTGGGTTTCACTTCCTGCGCAGCCGCCCGATCGCGCTCCTCAAACACGCAGTCCAGCACCTGCGGGTACTTGTCGGTGTCGTCCACGACCACCTGCGCGGGCTTGGGAAGCTGGTAGACGGTCAGCATCGCCTCGTCGATCGAACGAGGCACCGGCCCGGAACTGCGCTTCTGCCACCACTGCAGGGCCCTGGCGCGCGCCACGCCGGCGTGCTGCAGGCACACCCACTCGCTCACCTGGCGCAGGCCACACTGGTAGGTGACCCGCAGCGACGGCACCTTGCCCGGCTTGCGGTGCACGCTGTAGGCGACGTCGCGCACTGGCAGGGTGTTGACCCGGCGCTCGCGCTGGGCGCTCAGTACCGGCGCGTCGATCGGGCGGTCGCTGTGTGCCGGGTCCAGCGAGCCGAACACATGCCCGCACTCCGGGCACTGGCGCACGCCCAGCGGCAGCAGGGCGCCGCAGGGGCACTCCTTGGCCCGGGCCGTCTCCACGGCCGCAGCCTTGCCCTGGCGTGCCTGCCGCACGCGGATGGCGTCCACAGGGCCGTGTTCGAGCACGTTTCCGGCGTAATCCAGGACCAAGCAGTCAACTTTGCCCGGCGCCAGGCGGAATCCGCGCCCGACCTGCTGGTAGTACAGGCCCGGGCTCTTGGTCGGGCGCAGCATGGCCACACAGTCGATGTGCGGGGCGTCGAAGCCCTCGGACAGCACGTTGACGTTGACTATCCAGCGCAGGGCGCCGGCCTGGAACTGGCCGATCAGCTCGGCCCGCTCGCCCTTGGGAGTCTTGCCATGCACCAGCCCGGCCGCCTCGCCGGCATCCATCAGCTCGAATAGCACGTCCTCGGCGTGGGCCACGTCGACGCAGAACACGATGCCGGCTTTGCGGCCCTCGGCGCGCGCCAGCAGGTCGGTCACGGTGCGCTGCACCAGGTCGCCGGCGCGCATGGCCGCCGACAGCTCGCCCTCGACGTACTCGCCGCCGCGGGTGTGCACGGCCGACAGGTCCGCACTCACGCCGCCCCGGGTGGACACCAGCGGCGACAGGTAGCCCTCGGCGATCAAATCGCCCACGCGGGCCTCGTAGGCCACTTCCGTCAGGATGTGCTCCGGCCCGCACACCGGCACGGCCTGCCCCTGCAGGCGGTACGGGGTGGCAGTCAGGCCAACCACGCGCAGGTTCGGGTTGAACCGGCGGCACTCGGCGATGAAGCGCCGGTAGCGGCCCTCGCCGTTGAGTGGGATGCGGTGCGCCTCGTCCACCAAGATCAGGTCGAACCGTCCCAGGGCGTGCGCCCTGTCGTACACCGACTGGATCTGGCAGACCAGGATCTGGTTGAACCGATCGCGCCTCCTCAGTCCGGCCGCGTAGATGCCCACGTCCGCATGCGGAGCGTACTGGTGCAGCTTGTCGGCGTTCTGCGACACCAGCTCCTGCACGTGCGCCAGGATGCAGATGCGCCCGCCCCACTGGGTCACGGCCTCGTCGGCGATCGCCGCCATCAGCGGGGACTTGCCCGCGCCGGTGGGCAGAACGAGGGCGGGGTTGCCGTCACGGTGGCGCAGGTAGTCCCAGAGAGTGGACAGGGCGAGGGACTGGTAGGGGCGGAGGGTGATCACGCCGCCTCCTCTTTCGCCACCCGCCCCCGGTACACCCGGCGCACCCGGCGCGGCGTCAGCGGCCGCTCGGCCATGTGCGCGGCCATGTCGTCGGCAATCTGCCGCCACAGGTCCAGGCGGCACGCGCTGCGGTACGTCCCGACGATGTCCTCCTCGACCGCTTCGTCGGGCTTCTCGACGGTCACCTGCCCCTCGGGCGAGATGCACACCGCGCGTGGACCGTTGGCACGCGTGACGCGGCTGGCGGCCTCGTCGGCCAGCGCGCTCAGCGGGCGGGTGAACAGGTTGCCGAGGGGGTGGTCGGTGCTCATGCGCGGCGCTCCGAGCGGCCGCCATCGAAGCTCAGCACCTGCCCGGTGCGGCGGTCCATCTGCTGCGGCGCATCGACGGTGACCGGCAGCTGCCCGATCTCGTCGGCCAGCCGGATCGCGTCGATCTCGGTCTTGACCGCCTGGATGTACGTGCCGGCGACCAGGGCTGTAGCCTTGGCCCGCTCGATCGTGCGGGCCACCGTATCGGCGTCGGCGTTCTCGTCGCCCAGCGCTTCCAGCATGGCGCACAGGTGGTTGCGCACATCGCTCATCTTGTTCTTCATGCTTGTTCCCCTTGCGCTTTCTCGCGCCTGTTGATCTTTCGGTTCAGTGCGCCATTGAGCTGGATCAACTGGTTGACCTCGGGCGGGTAGCGGGTGTGCCGACTGTTGCGGCGCATCAGTTCGGCGCGGCTGACCAGCTCCAGGCGATCGAGCGTGATCTCGGCCTCGATGACCGTGCTGCGGCCGCCCTTGAAGGCCACCGCGTGCCCGGCCGGGACTGGGCCGTTGGCGGCCTCCCACACCAGGCGGGCCACGGCGACCCAGCGCCGTTGGAACGGCAGGTCGTTGTTCACCTTGCGCTGCAGCTGCCCATCCCGGGTCACGCGTAGGGCGCCAACGGGCTGCACCTTTTCCGCCGCCCTGCCGCCCAAGTGGCCGGGCTTGAAGCAAGTCGCCTTCGTGCGCTTGATCGACTCCGGCGGCATCCACTCGGATTGCGGTCGGCCCTTGTTCCACGAAGGCGCGCCGGGGCGGAAATGGGCCGCGCGGCTGCGTTCATGCCGGCCCTCGCGCCACCGCTGCCGGGTGCGCTCGGCGATCCACTCGGCCGACTTGGACAACCCCAGCGTGTTCACGCGCTGCTGCACGGCGCTCACGCTGCGGTCCAGCTTGGCGGCGCACTCGGCGGCCGACAGCGTGGCATACAGCCGGCGCAGGCGGTTGTCCTCGCCAGTTGTCCAGGGGCGGCGGGTCATGGGAGCTTCCTCAGCTTGGCCTCGATGGCGCGTCGCACCGTCGCCTGGAGGCCGGGCACTTCCAGTGCCTCGCGCAAGACCGCGGCGTCATCGCATGAGCGGACGCGGCGCAGGCGGCCGTCGACGCAGGTCTCCTGTGGCGTGAATACCTGGTCGCCCAGCTGGATCGGCGCGCAATCGAACAGGCCCATCACGCCGCCTCCTCCACGTCCTCGACGATCACTCCCGCGTGCCTGGCGCGGATAGCCATGAACTCCGCGTGGCGCAGCAGTTCCGGGCTGGCCGCGTGCAGCTCACGGCTCGTGAAGCTGTGTAGTCCCCACGGTCCGTTGCGGAACACGAGTCCGTCTGCCGCGCGGTACTCCACCCAGCCCTCAGGCTCCGACGCATCCACCACCTCGCCCCAGCGCTTGAGAAGGGCCGGGATGTACAGGTGGTCCGGGCAGTGTTCGCCGGCCGCGCGCTGGTCATCCGTGCTCACATCGCACTTGTGCCGGGCGCAAGACCAGCGACCGTCGCCGTCGCGCTCGGGCGTGGCGTGCAGGCAGGTGCGGCAGGAGACTGGCGGCAGCGCCGCCGTGTGGCAGACGCGGGCCATCGCGCATCCCTTGCACAGGTAGAAAGCCGGGTCCTCGCTCACGCGCTCCAGCGGCTCGGGCGAGAAGACGACCCGCTCCGCGCGCGCCATCAGGCGTTCGCCGGCCTCGTCGTCGCGGCGCAGGCGCTCGCTGTACAGCTCGTCGGTGTCCTTGTTGACGACCAGGTACAGCGTGCGGTCCAGCTGCGCCAGGCGCATCTCCAGCTGGTTCTGCGCCGCGTGCTCGGGCCTGGCCTTCTCCACGCCGTCCTTGGCAAGCCCGGCAAAGCCCTTGGCGTTGCTCGTCTTGTAGCTCAGGTTGTGTGGGGTCTTGGGCGCCTCGGGCACGCCGCGCACGGCCACACCGTCGATCTTGGCGACCAGGTGCCCACCGCAGCCGGTGAACTCGAACTGCTCTCCGGTGCGCGGATCCACGTCCAGCACCTCGCAGCCGATGCCGCGCAGCTCCTCGGTGAATACCGCTTCCTCGCGGTGGCCCCGATTGAACAGGCGCAGCATCCGGCCGTCGAACTGGCCGCCGTTGCCGCACCAGCGAAAGGCGTACCACAGCTCCGCATCGCACGGCCGGCCGATCTGGCTGGCGCCAAGCCTGCGCGACAGGCGCTGCGGCTTGGCCTCCCACAGCGAATAGATCGCCTGGACGGTCTGGCTCGTGGTGACGTTGGCGGGTAGGGTGGCCATGTGCGGGTTCGTGTGTGCTCGTGTTTGAGAATGGAGGAGAGGGCCGGTGCTGATCTCCGGCATGCCGGTATATCCAGTCGAGTTATCGCGTCAGTCAGGACCCTTTCGACCGGTGCTTTCAGTGACGCCGCCTACTTCTCCGGTTCTCTGCGGCCAGCGCATCAGCCTGCGCATTCCTCTCCATAAAGAAGCCGGTGTTGGGTCTACGCCGCCGGCTCGGCACAGGAGGCGGGCCGAAGCCCTGACGCCCAACTCGCCCACGATTCACTCACGCAGCGTTGCGCTTCCAGGGAGGCATGGCGCTAGAAGGGGACGCAGCGGTCGCAGCCGCGGCACTGGGGGCCGCACTCGGCACGTTTCCCAGGCCACCTTCGACGGCTTCCCAGCCCTTGATCTCGTTGGCGTCGCGCTCGGTGACGTACCCGTTCTTCTGCGTGGTGCCGGCCGGGATGAACTCGACGCGGATCAGGTGCGGCTTGTAGTGCAGTTCCTGCGAGTCGCGCGGGTTCAGCACGCCGGTGGCCTGGCGCACGGACGAGAACTGCCTGTTGCCGATCTCGACGGTCTTGGGGTTCGGGTTGTCCAGGTTGATCCTCGCCCAGACCTTGCGGTTCTTGTAGTCGCCCTCGACGATCTCGTAGGTCAGCTCGAGGAAGTGCCCGTCGTTCTTCTTGGTGGGCTTGAGGTCGGAGTCGACGATCTGCGCCAGGTACTTGCCGGACGGGATCGGGGCGAAGTCCTGCTGGGCTTCGGCATTGGGGTCGTAGGCGCCGGTGAGGATGGCCATGTGCTTGGGTCTCGTGTTGGTCGTGTGGTGTTGCGGGGGTGGGGCCGAGTCCGAAGGGCAGTGACTCGTTTCGCCGTCGCGTCGTCAGGCGCCCCGTGGTCGTCAGGCCGCAGCCTGCTGGGGGTGCATCGCCTGCATCAGCGAACCCCAATCCAGCGGGAGCACGTCGGGCAGGGAGTAGCGGTTCTTGGCCACGCAGGCGGGCGTCTCGGCCACGCGCAGCAGGCGCCGGCCGGTGCCCACGCCGCGGGCGCGGGTGGTGAAGCCGTTGTTCTCCTTCTTGATCGCCGTCTCGTGGTGGGCGAAGCCGATGACATCGGCCCACTCGCGCACCAGGGCGTTGGCGCCCTTGTGCAGCTTGATTTCGTAGCGGTCGAACGGCTCGCTGTCGGGCGCCTCGAAGCGCTTGATCTGGCTGTGCGCGATCAGAATGATCGCCATGCCGCGCTGCTCGCGCAGGTAGTTCAGGCCGTCCAGGATCTGGCGCCAGAGTGGCGCGGCCTCGGCGTAGCCCTTGCCGTACGGGATGTCCTCGATGGACTGTTTGCCCGCGTCCTTGGCGACCTTGGCCCACACCAGCGGCTCCAGCCAGTCCAGGCTGTCCACCACGGCCGTGCCGTACTCGTGCGGCTCGGCAGCCAGAGTGCTGATCGCATCGATCGCGTCCTGGAAGCTGGCCAGGCGCGGGAACGCCTCGACCTCCAGCCCGCTCAGGCCGTCCTCGAACGGCAGGAAGATCGGCTTGTAGGCGCCGGCCGCGAAGGTCGACTTGCCCACGCCGCCGTCGCCATGGATCACCACGCGCGGCGGCAGGGAGTTGCGAGTGGTGCGGGAAATACTGGAGAGGGAGATTGCCATGGTCAGGTGCTCGGGTTGGATTCGATGGAGTAGCCGGCATCCAGTAATGCCCGCTGATGGTCCAGCGCACCGCGGAAGGAGCCTTCCATCTCGCCCCAATCGGTGACCTCTCCGTCGGCGTTCGCAGGGAAGATGTACGTTTCCGGCCCACTGAACGGAACGTCGACCGCAGACACGACCACATATTCAGTCGTCCTGATTTCTTCGCTCCCGGTCGCCCAGTCGTTGACTGTCGCTGGAGGATCGAGGCGATACAGGCTCGCGTGCCCACGGAACCCGGCCATATCGCGCAAATACGTTGCGGTCGCCATCACACCACCTCCCGCACGACTTCCACCGCCTCGACCTTCACGCTCGGTTTGGCCGGCTTGGCGGTGATCGCCTGGGCGAGGACGGCGTAGGTTTCCGGCTCGTTCGCCTGCAGGTAGCGCACGCCAGCGAGCTTGAGCTTCGGGGCGTACTCGATCGCCTGGTCGAACAGTGCGGAGGGGATTTCGTTCCGGATGGCACCCAGCGCCGCCGCATCCAGCGTGCGGTTCACGCCGTAGGTCGCGGTCACCTTGTAGTGCAGGCCGCGCTCGGTAACGCTGCCCTCGTCCTTGGCAGGCATCAGGCGCAACATCGCCTGCTCGGCATCCAGCAGCGCGGCCTGCGCCGCTGCCAGCTCGATCTTGCGGGCCTCGACCAGCGAGGCGGCGGCGTCGAAAGCGTTCATCCTCAAAACTCCGTGGTGTGGTAACGGCCGTCCTGCGTCTCGGCCTTGGCGTATTCGGCGGCCTGCAGGTGCTGCCACCGGTAGTTGTTGCCCTGCGGCACCGGCCGCATCGCATAGAAGGCCCGCGCGCGTTCTTCGCGGGTCGGGGCGCGCGGCGCTTCGCCGCGCTTGCAGCGCTGCAGGGAGAGGAATGCGAGCGTGGACATGTCAGCGCCTCCCCCGGAAGTTGCGGTTCCGCGCCTGGCGGTTGAGTTCGATTTCCATGCGGATCTGGTCCAGTTGCTTCGGCGTCGCCGCCGGTGCGTACTCGATGCGGCCGGCGCGCAGCTCTTCGGCGCGCATAGCCATCTCGACTTCCCGCTCGACCTTCGCCATCACGCTGTGCGGGTCACGCTCCGTGACCGGCTGCGCAGGGACGACAAGGCCGTTCGGACGGGTCCTCACGCCGCATCCCCTGGCGTCGCCCAGCGGTGCGGCCGCATGGACGAGTTGGCCAGCGCGACCGCAGCGGCACTGGACCGGCCGGCCTGCATCTCGCGCAGCAGCACCTGGAGCGCGCGGCGCACAGTGTCAGCGGAGACGCCCAGCGACTGGCCGCGCTCGCGGACCGCCTCCATGCCGGCGCGCAGGTGGATCGGGGAAGGCAGGGGGATGATCGTGGCCATCAGGCGGCACCTCCCTGCACGCGGGTCAGGGCAGCGTCCAGAGCCTCGACCGCGGCCTCGAACTCCTCGTCGGTGACGCCCTGCGTGCGCTCGACGCGCAGCATTTCGTTGGAGGCCTCGATCAGCTCGGCCACGGCTGCATCAACCTGCGCCAGCGCCCACGCCTGCGTGCCCTCCACCGCGTTCGGGTTGGCGCCCGAGCGCTCGAGGATCCCACTCACATCGACCGCGCCGCTCATGCCGCCACCTGCTGGTCAGCGCCAAACGGATTCGGCAGCGCCTTGATCCGCGCGATCGTTTCCTGCCGGCTGGCCATCGCCTGGCGGTGCCGGCGATCGAACCCGCCCAGCAGCTCGGCCGTGGTGAACGAGCGCGGCGCGATCGGGGCGAAGAACACCAGCTCGTACTGTCGGGTCAGCTCCCACGCCTCCTCCGGCGAGGCGCCGGTCTGGATGGCGGCCCAGTACACCAGCTCGGCGCCGACGGCCATCAGGCCCTGGTTCTGCAGGTTGCGGCGGGACAGGTCCAGCGCGCCGCGGATCTTCTGCAGGTCCGGTTCGTCGTTGCTGTAGCGCATCTGCGATCTCCTTCGCCCCTGCCGCGGATGCGGGGTCGTGGGGCGTTGGGTTACATCCTGTAACCCTTTTGCGCGCTTGTCAACACCCTGTAACCGGGAAATCTCAACTTTCGATTGTGCAGGGCACAAAAAAGGCCCGCCGAAGCGGGCCTTGGGGAGTCCAGCCGTTACCGGAAGAGGTCAGCGGCGAGCACGCCCAGCGTTGCCAGGACGAAAAGGGCGATCCCCACCCACATCATGGATTGCCACCACGGAGTACCACTGCCGGCGATACGCGCAAGCGGCGTGGGCGCGCCGCAGGCCGGGCACTTGAGCGCCTGGTCGCTGACGGCGGCGGAGCATTCTTCGCATTGGAGCAGTGCCACGTCATTCCCCCTTGTTTCCAAGCTTGAACTTGATGAAATCCTCGACTTCCGATCGCTGTTCTGGGCTCAATTGCCTCAACAGATCGTAGTGCCTCAACTCCTCTTCGCGGTAAAGCACCGTCGTCTCGTCGGTGACAAGCTCCAGCCAGTGGCACCCCAGGACTTCGGCCATCCTTTTCATTTGCTGCACGTCCGGCTCCCCCCTCCCCCTGAACCAATGACCCACGGCCTGCCGGGTCACGCCTAGCCGCCGCCCGAGGTCAACGTAAGTCTTGCCGGAGGCGCCCAATCTGGCCTTGGCCTTCACTATGTCGAAAGTGCGGCGCACGGGTTGAGACATGGAGGTCGGCCGGCTCTGAAAAGTAGGGTACAACAGGTTACCGGCGGCACCGGTTACATGCGGTTGACTGCCCCTTCTGGCCGGGTTACAAGATGTAACCATGACCCAGTCCAATGTGATCGGCCGCCTCACCGCGGCAGGCCTGAAGAGGTCCGAAATTGCAGCCTTCTGCGGCGTCACCCGGGCCGCTGTAGCCCACTGGGCCAGCGGTCGGTCCACACCGCAGGCCAAGCAGATGGCCGCCCTCGTGCAGCTCGCCGCAACCCGGGGCGTGGTGCTCCTGGCGTCTGACTTCGGCCCGGGCGTACGCGGAACGCCGGCCGGCAACAAAGCAGCTTGAACTCACAGGCTCGTCCTTCGGGGTGGGCCTTTTTTTGTACTCAAACAGTCGTGTCCGCCGCTGTACCCCGGCCGCGGACGTAGGGGGAAAAGATGGAGAACCCGCAGGTGCCCCTGTTCGTGGACGATCTCAACGAAGCCATCCGCGCCACGATCAATGCGCTGGGCGGCATGAAAGCCGTGGGCGTGGAGCTGCGCCCGGAGAAGTCAGCGGTCGACGCCGGCAAGTGGCTGGCCGACTGCCTCAACCCGGACAAGCGCGACCGCCTCAACCCGGACCAGCTGGCCTACATCCGCCGCAAGGCGCGCATCGCCGGCTGCCACATCCTGGCCGCCTTCGAGATGCAGGACGCCGGCTACGCGCCGCCAGTGGCCATCGAGCCGGAGGACGAGAAGGCCGCGCTGCAGCGCCAGTTCGTGGAGGCGGTGCGCCAGCTCGAGGTGTTGCAGGGACGCCTGGCCCGGGTGGCGTGAGGTCGTGGGGATGACGATCTCGGCCGAGGACTTCGACGATCTGCCGTCCTCGCTCAAGGACGCACGCCGCTGGCTGGTGTGGAAGGCGATCCCGGTCCCGGGCAAGAAGCCGCGCAAGGTGCCGTTCTACGTCAACGGCAAGCCGCGCCACGGCGTGCTGGACACGCCCGAGGACTGGGCGCAGCTGGCCACCTTCGACGCCGCCAGTGCCGCGCTGGCCTCGGGCCAGTACACAGGCCTGGGCTTCGCGCTGGGCCCGGACGAAACCGGCCACTGCTGGCAGGGGGTGGACCTGGACAACGTGGCCGCGCATGAGGGGTTGCGGCTCGTGGCCGACGACCTGCCCGGCTACACCGAGGCCAGCCCCTCGGGGCAGGGCGTGCATGCCATCGGCTATGGCCGCCCGTTCCAGGCGCTGGGATCCAACGGCACCGGCATCGAGGCCTACAGCTCAGGGCGATTCTTCACCGTCACCGGCGCCGAGGCGGGCATCGGCACGCCCACGTGCCTGGCCGATTTCGTCGAGCGCGTCCTGCGCCCGAGGCACAGCGTGGTGGCCACGATCCACACCGCCGAGGTGCTGGACTTCGTCACCCCGCAGACGCTGGCCGAGTTGCGCAGCGCGCTGGCGTCCATGCGCAGCGACGACCGCGACCTGTGGATCGCCAACGGCCATCGCCTCAAACGGCTGGGTGAGCAGGGGCGGGCGCTGTGGATCGAGTGGTCGCAGCAGTCGGACAAGTTCGACCCGGCTGACGCGGCACGCGTATGGGACAGCTTCACCGCCGATCGCACCGGCTACCAGGCCGTGTTCGCCGAGGCCCAGCGCCGCGGCTGGGTGAACCCGCTGTCGGGGCAATCCGTCCCCGCCCGCGCCCCCGCGCCCGCGTCCGCGTCGTCCGACCCCTACTGGGGCTTCCGCTTCGCGCCGGACATGGTGGCCAACGTCGGCCCCACGCGCTGGCTGATCCGCAAGATGCTGCCGGAGGACTGCACGGCCGTCCTGTACGGCCCCAGCGGCACGCTCAAGTCCTTCGTGATGATCGACATGGCCCTGTCCATCGCCAACGGCGTGCCGTGGCAGGGACGGGAGACCAAGGCGCGCACGGTCGTCTACCTGGCCGGCGAGGGCGAGCAGGGATTCTCCAAGCGCCTGCTGGCATGGTCGCTGCAGCACGAGCTGGAGGCCCCGCCCAACTTCGCCTTCCGCCAGATCCCCCGGCTGCAGGATCCGGCCACGCTCGAGGTCATGCTCGACGCCCTGCGCCTGATCCAGGCCGAGCGGGGCGACATCGGGCTGGTGATCATCGACACGCTGTTCACCGCGCTTGACGGCGGCGACGAGAACAGCGGCAAGGACATGGGCCAGGTCATCGCCGTGATGAAGCGCCTGCGCCAGGAGTTCGGCGCCGCGGTGGTCACGGTGCACCACACCGGCAAGGTGGGCGAGGCGGCGCGTGGCCACAGCTCCCTGCCGTCTGGCATGGACGTCATGTTCTATGCCAAGCCAGGCCCCACGCCGCTGACCGTGGAGATCACTAACCCCAAGCAGAAGGACGGTGCCGAGCACCCGTCGCTGCTGCTGCAGGCCACTGTGAAGCCGCTGCCGATCATTGGCGAGGACGGCGAGCAGGAGACGAGCCTGGTGCTTGGCGATCCGTCCGGGGAGCTGCTGAGCGGCTACAAGGCCCGCACCAGGCAGACGGAGGAGGCGGTGGCCAAGGCGCAGGAGGTCAGGCCGCGCGTGGCCGGCGTGGGCCCGATCCAGGCCGCCGCGCTCGAATCGCTGGCTGCGCTGATCGCCGCCGGCCACCTGGTCGATGAGGCCACCTTGCGCCGGGCTCTGCAGGACAAGGGGGTCGAGAAGAGCGCCTCGTGGCACGCGGTACGGACCCTGGTCCGGTCCGGCGCGATCGTCAAGGTCGGAGAAATCCTGAGGCTCCCGGACGTGGAGGAGAGCTGAAATGTTCCACGGAATCGCGGTTGAAAGTCACTGGTTGAAAGTTGAAAGTTGGTTGAAAGCAGTCGAGGCAAGGCTGCCGGTTGAACGGTTGAAAGTACCCCCCTATATATCCCGTAGGGATATAGGGGGCTTTCAACCAACCGGCCAGCGGCGGTTGAAAGTTGAAGAGTTGAAAGGGAGCTTTCAACCGGAGCCCCGTGGAACATCGATTCGTGCTGTGAGGGTCGGGGCATGAGCCGCCTGCCCGTCAGCGCGATCCTGCAGCTGCGCACCCAGGGGCCGAACGGATCCCACGGCCACTGGTCGACGCTGGCTCGCCGGCGCAAGGCCGAGCGCCGAACTGCGGCCACCCTCTGCCCGGCCCATGCCCTCCCCGCGACCGTGACGCTCACGCGGCTGTCCGCCGGCGAGCTGGACGACGACAACCTGCGCGGTGCGCTCAAGGGCGTGCGTGACGGCGTGGCGGATCGGCTGGGGGTAGACGACCGAGACCCCCGCGTGACTTGGCGCTACGCCCAGGCGCGCTGCCCCCGCGGCCAGTACGGCGTGCGCATCGACATTCGGCCGCAAGGCCCCAACGAAGACGAGGTGGAGTGATGGACCTGCTGACGGCGGCAGCGTGGGCGGTATCGCTCAGTGTCCTGGCGTATTGGCTCGGGTGGCGGGCCGGGATGGCGAGGGCATGGCGATTGGTTGCCGCCGCGCTGGCGCGTTGCGGCGTACGTGACTTCGACACCGAGCGCAGGTCGATCACCTTCCGAGACGGCACCCAGCACACGGAGAACGGCGCATGAGCACCCAGTCCAGCCCCAGCGTTGCCGCCGGCACGTTCGAGCCGCGCAGCCGCCCGACCTTCCGCGAGCGGGTGCACGCCCTGGTCGGCCACGGCACGTTCCGCGAGCCCGCCGCCGGCGCGCGCACCGACATCCGCGGGCTGCCGGCTGATCACCTCGTTAGCGCGGCCCTGGCGTTCGGGCGGCGCGGGCGCGACGACATCGGACCGGACATCGCATTCGACATCGCCACCGGGCGGCGCGGGCATGCGCGGCGTGTGGTCAGGTGGCTCGGCGCGATGCTGGCGACCGACCGGTCGGCTTCGTGCCGCCGCCTGAGGCCGTGGGCGGCCCACTGTGCGGCGTTCGCATATGGAGCGGTAGTGGAGGGGCGCCCAGTGCCACCCGCGCCTCAGGGCGCGTCTGAGCGCGATTGGGGCGAGGTCATGCTCTTCGCCTGCCTGCTGCTGGAGCACGCGGCCGAGGATGCGCTGCAGCTGGCGGCGCGGAGGGCGGGTGCTTGACTCCCCGCGCCAGTGTGCAACGCTTTCCCAGACTGCATAGCTGCGCCCGGCCTTCCGAGGCTGGGCGTTGTCGTTCATGGGGTTCGGGCTGGTAGAACCGGCCGCCGCAAGGACTGGCTGCCGCCGGTCGCCCCACCTCTACGCCGGCCGCGGCCTCGATCCCGCACAAGTGCCCCGTGCACGCCGGCACCCATCCCGCCCAAGGGGCACCCTGATGCTTCCGACTGACGCAGCGGCCCGCAAGGCGGTCCCGTTGGCCACCGGCGTGCTGGACTACTTCCCCGACGCGCTCGCTGCCGTGGCCGAGTGCAGCAAGGCGGGCAACGACCAGCACAACCCCGGCAAGCCGTTGCACTGGGCGCGGGCCAAATCCGGCGACGAGGCCGATGCGCTGCTGCGGCACCTGATGGACCGCGGCACGTTCGACACCGACGGCATCCGGCACTCGGCCAAGGTCGCATGGCGCGCCCTGGCGCTGCTGCAGAAGGAGCTCGAGGAGGCCGGCGCGCCGCTGGCGCGGGGGGCGAGGGCTGCAGGCTTCACGCTGCACGAGGCCGTAAGCCTGCAGGCGCGCCCTGAGCCGGTCCGCCTCAACCTGCCCGACAACGAGCACGACGGGTCATGATCTGCCCCAAGTGCGGTGCCGAGGGCGCGCGGAAGAACGGCGGCGGCCGGGGCATGTGCTACGCCTCTGGCAAGCGGCACACGTTCACCATGACGCCCGAGCTGCAGGCGCAGTGGGCGCAGGAGGTGATCGCTGCGGCGGGCGGATATTCGCCCGAGCACCAGATGGTCCACCCGGTCGCGCCTGGCTTCGCGGTCAAGGGCACGAGCACGCTCTACCGCGATGACGGCACGGTCGCGGCCCAGTGGGTCAAGACCACGGCCGATGACCTGGCGCGCAAGGCAGCGCTCGAAGCGGCCCTGCAGGCGATGGCCGAAGAGCTGCCGCGCGTCGAGCCGCGCCGCGCTACCGGCGCCTGGCGCTCGGACCTGCTGACGGTGTACCCGATCGGCGACCCGCACGTGGGCATGTACAGCTGGCGCGAGGAGACCGGCGACGACTGGGACCTGGCGATCGCCGAGCACACCCACTGTGCCGCGATGGCCGAGCTGGTGCAGGCGGCCCCGGCCACCGAGCAGGCCGTCGTGGTCAACCTCGGCGACCTGTTCCACTACGATTCGATGGCGGCGGTGACGCCGCGGTCTGGGCACTTCCTCGACGCCGACGGCCGCTACGCCAAGATGGTCGCGGTGGGCGTGAAGATCATGCGCCAGTGCATCGAGTCGGCGCTGGCCAAGCACAAGCGCGTGCACGTGATCAACGCGCCGGGCAACCACGACGAGACCGGCGCGCTGTGGCTGTCTATCGCCCTGGCGAACGTGTACGAGAACGAGCCGCGCGTCACCATCGACCGCAGCCCGTCGGTGTTCGCCTACTACCGCTGGGGGCGCGTCCTGCTGGGCGTGCACCACGGCCACGCCTGCAAGCCGGACAAGCTGCCCGGCGTGATGGCGGCCGACCGCGCGGAGGACTGGGGCCAGACAGAGCACAGGCACTGGCTGATCGGCCACGTGCACCACGAGAGCCGGCGCGAGTTCGCCGGTGTCACGGTCGAGAGCTTCGGCACGCTGGCGGCCAAGGACGCCTACGCCACCAGCGGCGGATGGCGGTCTGGCCGCACGATGCAGTCGATCGTCTACCACAACGTGCATGGCGAGGTCGCCCGCGGCCGGGTGTGCGCGGCGATGTTCGAGGAGGCGGCGTAGTGCCCAGACCTGTGCCCGAGGTGGTCGGCATCCTCGAAGGTGCCCTCTACCAGGCACGCAAGGGCAACATCCGAAGCATCTTCGTGCTCGCGCAGGATCGCGCGGGCGACTACATCGCGGCCTACGAGACTGACGATCTCGACGACATGCTCTACGAGCTTGGCAGCGAGATCATCCTGGCGCGCATTGCTTCCAAGCGGATCGAAGCAGCCGCACGCGAGCAGTAATCAACTATGCCCGGCCCTGGCGCTCCAAGCGCCAGCGCGGCGCCGCCTTGCGCGGCCGCCGGGCGCCTATCGCAGCCGGCGCGTTGCCGGATTCGCACCATTCGTCGCCAAAGCGGCAACAGGGGATGCAGATGAAAGACCAGGCGGCGGAGGCGGCCATTGCCGCAGTGGCGCAGAAGGCATCGGTGGGCGGTGGCAGCGTGGCGCTGATCGGAGGCCTGACCGCCAACGACCTGATGGCCTTCGTGGGCGCCGCAGTCGCCGTGCTCGGCTTGGCCGTGCAGATCTACTTCAAGCGCAAGGACGACCGCCGGAAGGACGAGATCCACCGGATGCGCCTGTCCGGCGCCCGCTTCCAGGATGACGGAGACGACGCATGAACGACAAGACTGGCTGGATCGATTCGGGCGCCGAGGACATCCGCATGGGCGGCGCCGAGGACTGATGAAAGCCAAGCTCGCTGCCGGCGTGATCATCGTCGCCGGCGCCACCCTGGTCGCCGCCTCCACCCAGCTGCAGGACTTCCTCGGCCGCTGGGAGGGCGAGGGCCAGAACGTGGTCTACGCCGACAAGCTGGCGCATGGCTTGCCGACGGTGTGCCGCGGCATCACCCGGCACGTGACCAGCACGCCCATCGTGGTGGGCGAGCGCTGGAGCGACGAGAAGTGCGCGCGCGAAGAGGCGGCGGCCATCGCCAAGGTTCAGCGCAGCCTGGCCACGTGCTTCCGCTACCCGCCGCCGCAGGAAGTGTTCGACGCGGCGACCAGCCACGCATGGAACAACGGGGTCGTGGCCACCTGCAATAGCGCCGCCATGCGGGCATGGAACGCCGAGCAGTGGGCGCTGGGATGCCGGCGGCTGGCGCTGTCGGATGACGACCGCCCGGTGTGGAGCTTCGTGCGGACTGGCCGGACGCTCCCGAACGGCAGCCCCGAATACAAGTTCGTGCAGGGGCTTGCGAACCGGCGGCAGGCCGAACGGGGCTGGTGCATGGCAGGGGTGCGCCCGTGATCCTCTCCGAAGCTCGCGCCCAGGCGTGGCGCATTGCCTGCGCTGTGCTCGCCGTGCTGGCGGTCGCGGCGGTGCTGGTCGCGCTATGGTTTCGCGGGAGTGCCGCTGTCGCCCTGCGTGGTCGTGACGATGCCATCGCGCAGAGAGATGCGGCGCGCGCGGAACTCGCTCAGGCCAAGCACGTGACGGCCACGGAAAAGGCCGTGGCCACCGAACACCACGACATCGGAGACCGCTATGACGCCGAGCGTCAAGCCATCGAGGCTCGCGCTGCTGCCGCTGAGTCTGCTGCTGGCAGGCTTCGGAAGCTGTGGGGGCAATGTGAAACCGACGCCCTGGCCGGAAGTGCCGCCGCTGCCGCAGCGGCTGCTGAACAAGACCGACTACGCGAAGCAAGTGCGCGACGAATTGAGAGAGCCGTCGAGCTCGCCCAGTCCGAGCGCAACGAAGCCGTAGACCGCTACGAGGCGGTACGGACCACACACAACGCGGCGAGGCCGCGAGACTGAAAGGAGACAGCTGGCGAGGCTGACTGTCCATGACCGAGAAGAAGCGAAAGCCGCGTTGCGGCCCCACGACGTGGGAAAAAGGCAAGAGTGGCAACCCGGGCGGACGCAGCCCCCGCGTCGGGCCGAACGGGGAGACTGTGGCCGAGCTGGCCCGGATGCACACGGCCAACGCGATCGCCACGCTGGCCGAGGTGTGCAACGGCCTGGGCAACGAGCCGCGCGACCGCATCGCCGCGGCCAACGCCCTGCTGGACCGTGGCTGGGGAAAGCCGAAGGAGTCGGTGGACCTGGACGCCAAGATCGAGAGCAGCGTCGTGCCCGTGATCCAGTTCGTGCGCCAGGCGGATCCTGACCCGCAGTCGTGATCCAGCTCGCCCTGACGGGGCCGCAGTACGACTTCGTCACGGCCGAGGACCAGTTCCCGGCGTTCGTGGCCGGCTTCGGCTCTGGCAAGACGCACGCCGGCATCGCGCGGCTGCTGGCCAAGAAGCTGCAGTACCCGCGGCAGGACGTGGCCTACTACCTGCCGACCTACGACCTGGTCCGGCGCATCGGATTCCCCCGCTTCGGCGAGCAGCTGGAAGCCATGCGCCTGCAGTTCAAGACCAACAAGGCCGACAACGTCATCGAGATCGAGGGCGGCGAGGCCGGCACGGTCATCTTCCGCACGCTGGACACGCCCGAGCGCATCATCGGCTACGAGGTTGCCGACAGCCTGGTCGACGAGCTGGACACGCTCAAGGAAGAGCAGGCGCGCGAGGCCTGGAACAAGGTCATCAGTCGCAACCGCCAGAAGAAGCCAGACGGCAGCCTAAACACAGTCGGGGTGGCGACCACGCCCGAGGGCTTCCGGTTCGTCTACGACCGCTGGCAGCGCAATCCGGCGCCGGGCTATCGGATCATCCGCGCCAGCACGATGAGCAACGCGGCCAACCTGCCGCCTGGCTACATCGACAGCCTGCGCGACAGCTACCCGAGCAACCTGCTGTCGGCCTACCTCGACGGCCAGTTCGTCAACCTGGTGGCCGGGTCGGTGTACCCGGAGTTCGACCGGAAGCTCAATGCCGTGCCGCTTGGCGAGGGGATCAGGCCCGGCGAGGCGCTGCACGTGGGGATGGACTTCAACGTCGGCAAGATGGCCGCGGTCGTGCACGTCCTGCGCGGCGACGAGCCGTACGCGGTCATGGAGTACACCAAGGCGCTGGACACGCCGGCGATGGCCGCGCTGCTCAAGCGCGACTTCCCCGGCCATCCGATCATCGTCTACCCGGACGCCTCCGGGCAGAGCCGCAAGAGCAACAACGCCAGCGAGTCCGATCATGCCGTGCTGCGGCAGGCCGGGTTCAGCGTGCGCACCAACCCAGCCAACCCGCGAGTCAAGGACCGCGTGATGGCTGTGAACCGGATGATTCACCACGACGGCGCAAGGCGCTATCGGGTCAACCCCGACACCTGCCCGGAGCTGGTCGAGGGCCTGGAGAAGCAGGCCTACGACAAGTATGGCGAGCCGGACAAGTCCGGCG